CTACACCTGCAGCCTCACGCTGGAAGATTAATCCGCATGTGTTTGCAAAGTTAGAAGCAGCACCGTAGTTCTGACGAGCTCCGTAGTTGTTGCCTGTAACTGTTGTAGCTGTTTCGATACCTTCAGATACGAAGTCTCCTGTATTTCCAGGATCTACTGTAGCAAGGTCAGTAGCAGCTGATGGGTTAGATGCAGGTGCATACTTAGTACCGTACTTAGAGAAGAATGGTACGTTCATTGATTTGTAGATTTGAATACCTGCAATTTCAATTACTCCGTTACCAGACTGAAGTGCTGTACCTTGTACGTCTCTGTTGATTAGACCGTTACTACCTGCTCCTTTTATAAGTTCGTAGTACTGTCTAGGGTTAAGTACGGCAACCCGACCATCATCAGATACTCCTTTTTCATCTAAAGCTGCTGCAGCTTCATAAAATGCTGTTACGAGCTTCTCATCATCGAGAGCGTCATCAGCGTCAGAACCAGCTCCAACTCTGATTTGTGTACCGCCAGGCTCTGTGAATCCACTAAGGGATACTGGAGATGCCTGTCTAGCACCTTTAGCAATAGCTCTGAAGATTAATCTATCATACTTTTGAGCAAGAGCATATCCAATCTTCTTGGAAATTTCGCCCCTCAACTCATAGTGTGCTAGTGTTTCATCTAGCTCATAAACAAAAGCCGAGCTGATTAATAGGTCATCGACTGTAATTGTTTTTTCTGCTACAGGTGGAGTTTTGTCAGAGTTTCCTAATATACTGTTTCCTGGAGTGTGGTATTCCGCACTTGTACGTCCAGTATAGATGAACTGTAGACTCTTTCCGTTTGTGAGTGTACGCTTCATTACGAGATCTCTTGCGATTGTCTCTCTTTGGAAGCCAGTAAACATCTCACCTGAGAACAATTTTAGGTATAAATCCCTATTGTTCGTAGCGTTTCCCGCTGTGTTAATCCTACCTAAAAAGGTTTGTGAGGTAGGGTTTGAACTTGACTGTTGTGCCATTATTTTGTAAGGTTATATGTATCGTCTCTAGATCTAGAATTGTAGGAGTCTTAATTGGACTCATTGAGATTTGTGGTCTATCCCACCGTCTAGACGGCTTAAGGTATCCTCCGTAGAGGGCAAAAGCCAATAGGTAAGGGAGGACTCGAACCTCCCAGTGTGCCACTTACCTGTTGGGTGTGTATGCAACGCCACGATACTTAAGTTTCATAGCTCTAGCATGATCTTTTTGCTCTTTAATGCGAGCTTGTAGTTCTACTTGAGTCATAGTATACCTCAGTATCAGATCCCCGTTCCATGATCTGATTACATGCGTCCCGAAGGATGAACGGACGTGGCTGCCAGTGTCTAGTAACACCAGCTATGATAAATATATTTGTTATTAAAGTTAAGATTAATGTAAATCTATGCAAGGTCTAGGGGGAAATTATGTGCGTTTCTTTCGTGCATTACTTCCATACCAAGGTTCTGTCTGTTGACAATATCAGCCCATGTAGGTATAACTTTGCCATTAGCGTCAACGATTGACTGGTTAAAGTTGAAACCGTTTAAGTTAAAAGCCATTGTTGATATGCCCATTGAGGTGATCCA